CACCCTGTCCTTGATTGGATGATCGGAAACGTAGTTATCGTACAGTCCAGAGATGGACAACGCAGACCGGACAGATCGAAGTCTACCAACAAGATCGACGGTATCGTAGCGGGGTTAATGGCCATGGGAGCATGGATGTACCCTGAAGTTGAAACCATCACAGAAATCCGTGGTTTGAAATAGGACATCACATGGGCTGGTTTTCTCGCAAACCAAAAGATACTATCTCCAAGACCGCTGTCGGTAACCTCATCGACATCGTGCTTAACACCACAGGTACGCTGTCGTGGAAGAACCTGTTCGGCGTACTGAATCACGAGAAACAGTATACCAACAACACGACTGCTGCTCTGAAGCTATCTGCCGTTAAGTGTGCTATCGACATTTACACCGGCATGATCGGTTCCATTCCTCGTCGTATGTACGCACTGGAAGCTGGCTCACAAGCTAAGACTAAAGTCGTACCCACAACGGACAACCCAGCATCACGTATCTTCTCTCATTACTTCCATCCAGAACTATCCTCCGACGACGGTCTCCTGACAATCGTCTACGATGTTCTGATGGACGGTAATTGCTACTTCTACCGAGAGCGTGACCAACAAGGCCGCACATCCCGCCTGTACTACATTCACCCATCCAGAATTACCCGAGGGAACATCTCTCGTGCTTCTGGTCAGGAGCAACTGTCCACGGGTCGTAAGGCGTCTCAAGGTGAGCTTCTGTACCGCATTGACACAGGAGTATCCTCTCGCGACATCCGTACAGAGCCTCTGCTGCTGCCTAAGAGCGACATTGCCCACTTCAAGGGTAAAGTCCTCGATACGGAATACCACCGTGCTATCGGCTTCGTAGAGTGTTCTGAGGTGTCTCTGGATCTCTACCGTGCGTCTGAGGAGTTCGGCTGGAAGTTCTACAGCCGTGGTATCGCTACGCAGATGTTCCTGACCACAGAGAACCGACTGGCTCCTGAAGTCCTGAAGCGTCTCGAAGCCAACTTCACAGACGACCCCAACGCTCCACTGGAGGACATCTTCCGTACCCGTATCCTTGAACAGGGACTCAAGCCTGTTCACATGGGTATCCCATTCCAGCATCTCCAGTTCATCGAGACTCGTGCCTTCAGCGTGGAAGACGTAGCTCGTGGGCTGAACATCCCCCCTGCTCTGCTCCACAGTTACATGGGGACCAAAGCTGGTGATGCTGATCTGTCGCAGGCAGTAGCCCTATTCGTCCAGACTGGTATCGGCCCATTACTCTCACGTATCGCAGGTCAGTTCAAGTCGGAGCTTATCCCTCTTCCGTCTCAGATGCTGTATTGCTTCGAGTTCGAGTTACTGTACCTCTACCGCAACGTCATCGACAAGTTTACTACTGCTCTCAGAAACTTGTTCGAGATCGGCTTCATCGACAGAACTTATGGTGCTGGTCTGCTCGGTATGCACATTGATCCTAATGATGAGTCAAGTTCTCTGCGTTACGTTCCTGTTAACCTGATGACTGTCCAGCACTCGCTCCACTTGGAGGAAGGTGCTGACCTTGCCAACGACATGGCTGAAGCTCAGATCGAAACCACCAAGAAGACTAACGAAGGTATGGTGTCTGCCGAAGAGCACGCAGCAGTCACGGAGAAAGCTGAAGCAGCCAAAGCTCCATCAGGAGGCAAGATGGACAAGTCTCCTTCGGGCGACAACATCGACAAGCGTATCCGAAATGCTGAAGAGAGAGTCAAGTCAGCATTTCTCAACGTCATCAACGGCTTGAAGCAGTACGAGACTCGTGTCCTCGATCAGAAGAAGCAGTCTCGTCCTGATGACTTCGATGCTGCCAAGGCTGAGTTCTACAACGATAAGTTCCACGGAATGCTGATGGACCAGCTAGCACCTTGGAAAGACCTGATCACCATTGGTCCGTCAACTCTGGACAACGTCGTCGCAGATTGGGTATCCAACCAGAAATCACCAGAAGGAATCGACAATGAAGTCACTTGTATTGAACCGTAAGCAGTTGCCTTCTGGTGAAACGCTGGAGTGCAAGGTCACCTTCAACAAGGCTGACGAACTGCTGATCTATGACATCATCATGCCTCAGAAGACGTACGATGGTGAGACCTTCAACTTCGCTACACCCGCCGATGTTACAGACTTCCTGAAGGACGCACCACGCGACTTCAACGTCCGCATCAACTCTTCAGGTGGTGAGGTTGGTGCTGCTCTGGCAATGTACAACCGCTTGCTGGAGCATCCCGGTAAGGTTACAACCATCGTCGACGGATACGCATTCAGTTCTGCTGGCTGGCTGGCACTTGCTGGGTCAGAGCGACAGATATGCAATGGCGGTCTGTTCATGATGCACAACCCATATCTGTACGCCAAGATCGACTCACTCAATGAGATCCAGAACGTACAGAACCGCTGGGAGTCTCACCGCAACAGCATCGTAGATATCTTCACTACCAGAACTTCTATGAACGAGGCTCAGGTGAAGACCCTTATGGAAGCTGAGACCTACATGTCTGCTTCAGAAGCTGTTACAAACGGCCTGTTCCACTCTGTTCGCAACGCTAAACCTGATACTGCCATCCTTAACTGTTTGCACATCCCAGACGTAGTTAAGAACCGAGCAGACATATCTATTGCACAAAATGTAGTAGACGTAAATGCTCTTAGAATTAGAGCTTTGAATCTTCGAAAGAATTTTGCAATTAAGTAGTTGACGGGTTTCCGTCATGCTGTTATTCTTACCGTGTCAAAGGCTATGCCCACAGCAACGCACATAAGCAGAAGCCAGATGCCACATCACAATCTAGGAGGTTTTGTCATGGCTTCTGCCATCGCTAATCGCGTACTCGTCTTCAACGATACGCCTGCTAAACACGACGACATCACGAAGATGACCGTCAACCAGCTTCAGGACGAACGAACTCGTCTCATTACTGTCACCGAAGTCTTCGATGCCAAGGGCGATAAGCTCTCATCTGAAGACGCTCAGGCTTACTCGGACGCTGTGGATCGCATTGAAGCGGTTCAGAATGCACTGAGCAAGACTCCTGCCGGTCTCGCTGAGCGTAAGGCTGCACTGCTCGCCACGTCTCGTATTGCCAATGCGACAAGTGGGCTAACCTTCGACTTCTCCAAGGGCGTACACACTCGTCCAGCATGGGAAGACGACAAAGAGAAGTTCGGCTTCAAGAACCAGCAGGAGTACCTCGGTGCTGTTGTCAACGCCTACAAGTCCCGCAGTCCAGAAGCAATCGACCCACGGTTGAAAGCTGCTGTGATGGACGCAGTAGGATCTGACGAATTCAGCAAGGCCAACTGGGAAGCAGCAGGTATCACTGTACCTCGTGGCTTCATCAACACGGTTATGCAGCTTGAGCCAGAAGCTGACCAGCTTACGAGCAAGATGACTCGTATCCCAATGACCGCTCCAACGGTTGACATTCCTGCCCGAGTTGACAAAGACCACAGCACTTCGGTGACTGGTGGCTTCCGCGTCTACCGAGGTAAGGAAACTGCTGCTCCGACGCTCAGCAAGAACGCCATGGAGATGATCTCTCTGAAGGCACACGAACTGAACGGTGCTGCTGCAGCAACCAATCAGTTGATGGCTGACAGTCCTCTCTCTATCGCTGCTCTGATTGATCAGGGTCTGCGTCAGGAAGCTCGCTCTTACCGCATCAATGAACTGTTGAACGGTAATGGTATCGGTCGACCTCTGGGTATGCTGCACGCCAGCAATCCTTCGTTGCTGACTGTGCTGCGAGAGTCTGGTCAGTCAACATCCGTTATCGTCAACGGTACCAACATCCTCAAGATGCGTCAGCGTGTCTGGGGCTACGAGAATGCAGTATGGTTGTGCTCTCTGGACTTGTTCCCGACGATCGCTACTCTGCACATCGAGTCGCCAAACAACGCTGGCCTCGTGAAGCTGTTCTACCCTGCTGACTCTGCCAACCCAGACATGTTGCTCGGTCGTCCAATCATCTGGACAGAGTACATGAACGGTATTACGTCTGGTCAGGACGGTAATGTCATCAGCGAGTGGAATACCAACTTCCTTGCTTGCGTCAACCCAACGCAGGTACTGTACGGTGAACGTGGAACTGGTACGCTGACTCGCAGCATCCATGTCCGCTTCCTCGAACGAGAAGAAGTGTTCTTGTTCACCAGCTTCGACGATGCTCGCCCATGGTGGACTTCAGTGTTGACTCCTGCCAAGGCCGGTCTGACCTTGTCACCGTTCGTTGTCCTGTCTGCGACAACTGCGTAGTTCATGCAGGTCTGAGGGGCATGTAGTAAGGTTCGCCTGAACCATGCCCCTCTTACTTACGACTTTTGATTCTTCTCCTGAACAGGAACAATATAATGGCTACTCAGAAGTTTACGCATCTTGCGTCCAAGAGCCAGGTCAAGGCTCTCGGTACGCTAACAATGAACGGGAGCATCGGTAATGCTCACGTTATCACCACGTTGTTCGACAAAGCTATGCTTGTCATCAACAACGCTGACCTGACAGGTGCCCTGACCGTTACGGTCTGCGGCTCCACAGTGTCTGCCGGAACCAGTGGTTTCACAACCATCAAGACGGTTACCTTCAGTGCAGCTTTGGCCAACATGGAAATGTCGGTTGAAGTTGACTCGGAAGAAGTTAGCTACGCTCAGGATGTTGCTGGTGTCGTGTTCTTGTCGACGGTCTACCGACTGACAGGAACAAACGCTAACACGCTGGATGCTGCAGTACAGGTTGTCGGCCTTCGTCAGTACGACGATCTGACTCCAACCGGAACAGGCGTTACAGCCTAACGATACTTGTTGCCGAAGGCTTAGTGTGTCTGCGTGGCACACGACTCTACACTAAGCCCCGTCCCTGACGCCAGAGCCATAAGCGGGGTAGCAACAATAACTCACCATCTTCGGATGGAAACAGCCGCAGTACAGTTCAGGGGGTGGCTGTACTGCGGTTTGTCTTTTGGAGATCATTCATGCCGATGTACGTTGATCTTGCCAGTGAAGCTGCACTCAGTACGATTGTAGGCACCACACTGCTGGATGCCACCAAGCGTAACATTGGTTTCGATCCAGAAACACCTACGGAACTATTGCCAGTCGATCTGGAAGACTTACTCCACGAGTGCATCTCGATCTGTGAGAAGGAACAGTGGAGATTCATTCTCCGTAAACCTGTTACACTCACTCTCCCGTACGAAGCATTCTGCAATCCTGATGGTCTGTTCTTCCTGCCATTCGGACGTGTTACCGAGATCACAACCTTCACGTACATTAAAGACGATCTGACCACCGGAACCGTATCATCCTCCGACTACACTCTCTACACCTCAGAACCATCTAAGTTATGGGCTGAGGACTGGGAAGAAGTCTTCGAAGAGATCAACGATGAGCAACCCTACCCAATCACCATCACTTACACCACCGGCTACGCATCATACGACGCCGTACCCAAGTCAACCATCCGAGCAATCAAGATCCTCGCTTACCACTTGTTTGAGTACCGCGATGCGATCTCTGATGGTTCTGTCTCAGAACTTCCTCAAGGCTATTGTCAGCTTCGCGATCTCAACCTTTTGAATGACCATCGTGCAATCCGTTACATTACGGAAGACTGGTCGAAAGTGAGTCGTGGATGAACAAGTACAATCGCCGCTCTCGACCCAATCTACGAACCATCTGCGAGTTCTGGACACCCTCCACAGTCGTCAACACATCGGGTGAACTCACACAGGAATTCACTCTTCATTACAAAGGTCCGTTCTCTCTGGAAGCTCCCCGCAAGCCAACAGAGATTACGGACGCCGGTCGTGTGGCTTCTGAGCAGTCCTTCATGCTCATCGGCCAATGGTGTAAGCCTGCTGAAGAAATCACTGCAGGTATGTTCTGTGTCATTCCTTCTCGTCAGAAAGTATTCGCGGTTCAAGGACCAGCGACTGACCCATGGGGTGACAGAAAGAAAGTAAACATTACAATCATCGACAACGTCTCACAGCCGATCACCATTCAACTTATCCCCACGATGTACTAATGGCTAAACCGTTCTTCTCAATCAAGTTCGACATGCCTGCTGAGGTGATCAACGGCTTCCCCAAGTTCGTTGGTACGCTTCGCAGGCACATCGTACGTCAGGCGTTGCGAAGTGCATTACTGCCATCCAGAAACTCCCTGAAGACTAAACTGATGAGGCTCCCCCGTGAGTCTAAGCAATCCTCTGGTGCCACTTACCGTGCATTGATCTCCAAGTACAAGAACGCTCGCAACAACCCTGATCGGTTCTACGGTATCATTGGAGTCAACAACAAGTACATCGAAGCGACAACGCTGGAGAAGTCTCCCTTATATAACAAAGCAATCCAGCGACAGGTCTCATTTGGTATTCGTCAGAAACGTACTGCCGATGATGGATCAGTAATCTACAGCAAGCGTTACCCTCGTGGTGACGTTCGCAGTAGACTTCGTAAGAAAGTGTTCGGTCCTAAGAGTGTTGGTGGTCTGAAGAAGCGTTGGCCTGCTCGCTACCTGCACTTGTGGGAAGCTGGCTTCAAGCATAAGCTCAGTGCCCTCAGCGACGAAAAGAAAAAGAAGGACAGAACGTACGGATTTGAAGGGCATCACTACTTCGCCAAGACCAAGCAAGAGACAGAAGCTAAGGCTAAGGAAATCTTCCGCACCAAAGTATTGGAACACTTCCGTAAGGCATTCGGCAAATGAGTCCATACACTTTAGATGTCGGATTACAGTCATTGATCAGCGGTGCTGTCGGAGCTACAATTCCGTGCAGCAAGTCTTCGTTCCTGCCCTCACACGATCTGAAGACTGCCCCTGACGGTTACGTGTTCTACGACATCTCCGAGATCACACCATTCCATTCCTCAGAAGGTCTTGCAGAGGCTAATGACTCAGAGAAGTGTAGCTTTACACTTGACGTAGCCTGTGTAGCCCATTCTAATACTCAACGTAAGGCTCTTGTTACCTCCGTGCTCGCAGTCCTGCAACCCATCGTTGCTGGTCGTCGAACACAACTCACCTCCTATTCGGTAACCGGAACCAGCGTGTACATCAACTACCTGAGATTCGATTCTCAGGATGAAACGTATGTGTTGAAAACAGGACAGTCGAATCCTGATCTGACGATGATCGTCCTGTCTTTTTCTGGTAAGGCTACCTGTTAGGAGGTTTTCATGGCTAATAGAGATACATCACGAATCAAGATCAAGTGGTTCGAGCAAACCACAGTACCAACTGGCAGTGGAGCAGCACCAGATGCTGTTGACACAGCCAGTGACGTTTACGCCTGTGTCACTGACGGTCCTACATGGTCCGGCTTCACTCGTGGTGACGTTGAAACAACTTGCTCGAATACAACTTTGGACGGTTGGGGGAACTTGATCCGCACCTTCAAAGCCGGTAAGATGGTCGATCTCGGAACTGTTACTTTCACTGTTGACTGGGACCCAGATGATACCTATGGTGGTCGCGAATACGCAGCATTCTTCGACGGTCGCTCAGGTGACCTGCTCGTTGAATTCCCTGCTGAAGGATCTGAGACCACTGGTCCGATTCTGGTCTTGACCGGATACTGCAACAAGTTCACTCCAATGGGTACTGTGCTCTCTGATGATCAGGGTTCACGCTCACTGGCAGAACTTGTCTTCCGTATCTCCAACATTGACGTAACTGCTCCAGTCTAAGACTGATGGTACAACACCTCCCTTCACCCCTTTCTTTTAGGAAACCCGTATGTTGCTCAAACCTCTCAAGCGTGCCCCACTCCCTTCTTCTGCTTCCTCAGAAATTGTTGAGCCGTCAGCAGGACTCGCAACGGCATTCATTGCCAAGCTCCGTGAGTTCCCGGGAGCAACTGAGACTGAAGTACAGCCTCATTACTTCTCAGGTCTGCGTGTTCTGATCTGCCTGTACGAAGACGGCAAGCCATTCCTCCCACAGTTGATTAACCATCTGTCTCAGGAGAACGCTGAGAAGTGGCCTATCACTGTTCAGGAAGGTGTCTCAGTTCGTCAGACACTCGACGATCTGGATGCCCCGTACTTGGCCCGTGTCGTGGATTACTTCCTCGACGCAATCAGCACGGAACAGATGACAGAGATCAACGCAATCCTGCGTGACAAAGTATGGACTCAGGCGGACTCCGCAAAAAACTAATTACTCCCGACGATCCACGATGGTTCGTACTGTTCCTATGCAGTCGTTGGGGGAAGTCCAAGTCAGAGATCGAGTCTATTCCTTACTCAGAATTTTGTGAGCATCTGAACTTTTGGCGAGAGTACAGATGGGGAATGACTGACGACCTTCAGGCGATGTCCATAGCACACCAAATGAAGGTTGCCAACCCTAAGTCGTCAGCGGTTCCATGGATGATTAAGTCGTGGACCGTGCAAAAGGATTACACCTACCGTCTTAGCAGGCTAGTCACCAAACCCGTTGCTGCCATCAGGAGCGGGTTTTTTGCTATCCTCTCAGCAGTTAAGGGAATGAGAAAAGATGGAAAGCATTAACGACATTGCTATCAAGCTGTCCGTCGATGCCGAAGGTGTATCCCGTGGCTTTCGTACTGCTGCTGAAGAGACTCGTGCTTACCAGAAAGAACTGGAGCGATTGGTCTATGCGGTCGGCAAGAACGATCCAGTTGATTACAACGCTCACGTTACACAGTACACACAGGCTACCGAAGCTCGACTGGCTAAGGAAAAGAAAGCTCAGGAAGAGTTCAATGCTTGGTACCGTGCTGAAGCAGATAAAGAGTTTCAGGCATGGTACGCTGTAGAACTGAAGAAAGAGAATGTACGCCAGCAGCAACTGGCTCAAGAGCGTCAGTCCGCTATCAATACTGTTAATGCTCAGAACTTTCAAGCGGTACCTGAAGCAGAAACACTGGGACGAGCTATCACTAACGATAAGCTCGAAGAAGCTATCAAGGCTCGTTACGCTTTACTGGATCAGGAAGAACGTGCCCTTAGAGAGAATGCAGCTAACAACGCTGCGACTATCCAACGTGCCAACGCTGAAGTACAGCGGTTACACCAGCAGGATCTGGATAACCTTCGTGAGTACATCACTCAGAAGTATGCGATCCTGAATCGTGAAGAAGCCATTGAGCGTATGAACGCTTCCAATGCTGCTGAGATCGCACGTATGCGTACTTTGCAGTCGCAGCAAGCTGCTGCTCGTGCCAACGCACAACGTGATGCTGACTTTGCTGCGTACAAGGCTGATCTTGCTCGTCAAGAAGCTGCTGGAATGCTTAATGCAGAACGGACGGCACGTATCGAACGTGCTCGTCAGCGTGATGCTAAACGTGCAGCAGATGATGACCGTGTACGACAGCTTAACGATTGGCGTATGCAGCAGGCAATGATGCAGCGTGCAGCAGTCGATGCACAGTTAACTGTTACCAGAATGGGTGGCGGATTCGGCGGTGCTGCCATGGCTATCGGTCAGGCATCCTACGCTGCTGAAGACTTTGCACAGGTTCTAGCAATGGGCGGTGGGCTGAACATGGCTCTCATGTCAGCGTCCAACAACCTGTCCATGGTTGTTCGTGCGTTGCTCGGAACTTCAGGAGCCATGGCAGCAGTTGCTGGTGTTGCAGTACCAGCAGTACTTATCGCTACTGGTATGTTTATTCGCCATCTTATGGAAGAAGAACAGCAAGCTAAAAGTACTGCCGACGCACTTCGTGACATACGAGACGCATACGACGAGGTTAGAGAGGCTGCTCGAAGGGCTTCACAGCAGCGTAGACTTTTACGTGACATTCAGAATCAGACTTCTGTTCAAGGCATAGAAAACGATAGGATAGAGCAGCAGGACAGACTTAATGATCTGTTGGAAGAACAAAAGACGCTTGAAGAGGAGTTAGCTGCTCTACGTAACCAAGCAGCACATGCTGGCGGTTTGGGAGTCCCTCTGGACATGTTGCTGGAAGACATCAGAAGGCAAATGGAGAGTGGCGAAGGCCACGTCGGTGACACAGAAGCTCTAATCCTGCAGGAGCAGCAACGGCTTCGTACTGCATACGAGAACATGCAGCTTGCTATCGAAGTTGGAAACGAAGGGGATATCATCTTAGCAGCACGAGCATACCGTGACGTGCTCGAAGATCATGTTGCCTTGTTCGGGCTTGTTGGTGAAGGTGCTACTAAGAGTGCCTTAGCTAGCGTCAATGGTTTGCTCGCACAGGAAGACGCTCTGAAGTTGCTCATAGAAGCAATGAAAGAACAGAAAGTAGCTGCTGAGCAAATAGCGGCGGCTGAAAAAGCACTTGAAGACATTGAAGTGCGGCGTATCCAGCTAATGGAAGAAGCAGCACAGAAGGAACGGCAGCGTATGCAACTGCTACAGGACAACATTCGCTTCCAACTTGAAGCTAATGACGCTCAGAAAGAAGCAGCGGACATTCAGAATCAGTTAGCTCAGTTTCTTGGTGTCGATAGTCCAAACCCAATGCAAGGTCTGGACCCGAACGACATGTCAGCAGAACAAGCTAGACAGTCTGCTGAGTTCCTCGAACTGATGTGGCGTAATCTTGATCGCCAGAAGAAAGAGATACTGGAGGAGAAACAACGTGTTACTCCCGTTGGTGGTCTGGAACAGAACACGTACCAAGCTCAAGCTGACGCATTCAGACAGGTACTCGAAGCTACGAACAGACAAGCAGATCCTCAGCTTACTTCCATAGATCGCAGGTTAGAGGAAGTCAATAACCAGCTTGAAGACATAACCGGAATACGT